GAACATAAAGGCGGAATATTGCCTGATGCAGTACGCAAGCGTGTTCCAAAAGCTGATTGGTTAGATAATCCTGATTCTTGGGATAAAAATGTGTTCATTAAGGAAACAAGTGATTTCCTTTGGGAAACTTACGGCATTGGGTCAGACCAAGACAAACACATATTGGCGGCACTTGCCAATCAGATGGATATTTACATTAAATGTATGAAGGGCGTTGCCAAGGGCGGCATCATCACGCAATTCAACAATGGTGCTACTGTTGGCCCGAATCCGTTTCTGACTGCTGGCGATAAAGCGTTAAGTCGTGCGATTGTGCTGATGAACGAACTGGGGTTAACGCCTCGGGGTCGGCTTGCTACCAATAAGCAAGAGGGCGGCAAATATTCAAAATTGCTTAGTGGCCCATGAATTATGAAGATGGCATTCTGTATGCCGTTGATGTAGTCAAGGGGACAATCCCTGTTTGTCGCAATGTGCGTTTGGCTTGTCAGCGGTTTTTAAATCAACTCGAAGATAAAGCGTGGGCATGGGAATTCCATGTTGACTATGTAACGCACTTCTTAGAATTTGCGTCTACGCTGAAACACACCAAAGGCCCAGACGCTGGAAAAGCACTTGTGCTTGAACCGTTCCAGATTTTTATTGTGTGTGCCATTTATGGGTTTCGCAGTAAGTTAGACCCAAGGACTCGCATGGTCACCGATGTGATTGTGTTTATTCCGCGCAAAGCGGGTAAATCCACGCTAACAGCAGTCATTGCTTTGTACGAACTAAATTGGGGTGAAGCTGGCGCGGAAGTTTACACATTAGCGACCACACGCGAACAGGCAAGCATTGTGTTTGATGCCGCCAAGGGCTTTGTGGAAAATATGCCGCACGATGTTGCCCAGCTTTACACAGTTCATCGCAATCAAATTAACAAAGCTGGCGACAGCCAAACCAAATTCAAAGCGTTAAGCCGAGATACTAAAAAGTCAGGCGATGGCATGAACCCATCATGTACTATTGTTGACGAAGCCGCGCAGATTGTGGACAGAAACGCAATTGAAGTTTTGCATTCAGGCATGGTGGCGCGAAAAAATCCTTTGCGGATATACATCACCACAGCATCATTTACAAAAGACACAAAGTTTTTTGAAGATATGCAGATGCTAGAAAATATGCTGTCAGGCGAAGCGACCGATAACCCGCGCTGGTTTGGCTTGTTGTATAGCCTTGACCTTGGTGATGATTGGCGTGACCCAAAGACATGGGCAAAGGCTAACCCCATGCACGGCATCAGCGTATATGAAGAAGCCATTGCAGACCGTGCGGAACAAGCGAAGCACAAGCCAGCGGCACTAAATGAATTTCTTTGCAAAACACTTAACATTTATGTCAGCGCAAACTCTGCTTGGCTTGACCGCGATTATTGGGATGATGACCGCGCAAAGGTTAAAGAACAACGCGAACCCGAATCCGTATATATAGGTTTTGACTTGGCGGCAACCCGCGACTTGAATGCAGTTTGTACGCTGAAGCGTTTTTCCGAGGATGACTATGAAGCAGAGTTTAAATTCTTTTTGCCTGAAGATGGCCTAAATCTGATTCCCAAACATTACATGGATATTTTCCGTGTGGCAGTTAATAGCGGCATATTGCACATCACAGAGGGCAATGTGATGGATGACCGAGAAATCAGCAACTACATCATTGAGCAAGCATCCAAATACGATGTTAAGGAAATTGGCTTTGATGCCTACAATGCCGCATCATTGGTTGCACGATTGCATGACGCTGGTTTGCCTGTTAAGAAAGTCGGGCAAGGTATGGCGGTGTTAAGTAACCCAAGCAAGCATTTAGAAAAATTAATTTTGAATTATTCTGTTAAGCACAATGGCAATCCATTTGTTGGTTGGCAACTTGGCAATTGCGAGGTGTATACAGATGTCAATGGAAATGTTAAAGTGCGAAAAAATGAAAACGACAAAAGCGCAAAGGTCGATGGCATAATTTCCCTCATCATTGCAATGCACTGTTCACTGGACAACCCAACAATGAGTGGTTTTGGTTTCCGCACTTTCTAAAGGTGAAACATGGGAATATTTGATAAATTCATTGGAAAAACAAAAGATTCCAAAGAAGCAAACACACTTTTTGGGCAGACCGCATTAGGCAATAACATTGTCTATCAAGGCAACAATAAGAATCCGACAGTAAACACGCAGATTCTGTATGTCACTACTGGCAGTACAACCAATGCGGGTCGCCCAGTAGACACATCTTTGCTGACTCGAAACAGCACTGTAATGTCATGCGTGGCGGTTAAAGCGCGAGCAATTTCGCAATTGCCAATTAACATTATGGCAATGGCAGAGGATGGCACTTATGTAAACGCACTGACTGACCCGAATGTCGGTGTGCGGGACAAAATCAAAGCCAAGCAAGTCTATTCATTGCTGACTAATCCGAACAATTTCCAGAGCCAATATGAGTATTGGTATCAGTGGATGATGTGGCATGAGTTGCTTGGTGAGGCATTTACGCTGTGGTGGAGAAAAGACCAATCCGACCCAAATCAAACACCGCTGGAAATGTACGAACTGGACAGCACACTAATTGCTGTGACCATTACGCCCACGCGATACCCAAGCTATCGGTTATCCACGCCCAGCTATGGTTTTAACAAAGACGAACCTCTTTCCGCGCATCAGGTTATGCACTGCAAGGATATGGCATGGCAAGGCTCAGCGGGTTTCAACAAGGGCATATTGGCGGCTGAATTGGTTGGCTTAGACCAAGACATTGACCTGTATGCCAATTATGTGATGCTGAATGGGGCAAAGCCCAGCGGTATGTTCATAACTGACAATGTGATTCCTGATGCTAAATATAAAGAAATTGCCGCACGATTAAAAGAAGCATGGTCTAGTATGGTGGGCAGTCAGCAGACAGATAAAAGCAAGCCGGGTCAAGGTATGTTGCTTGACCAAGGCATGAAGTATGAACCGCTGAAAATGTTAAGTTTGCAAGATGCTGATTTAGCAAACTTGAAGATGCAAACCATGAAACGCATTTGCGGTTTGTATGGTGTACCGCCAGCGATGTTGCATATTGGCGACCAAAAATATAACAATACGCAAACAATGTTGGATGAGTTTTATAAGTCCACTATGTACCCGATTATTGTTAATGTTCAACAAAAGCTGAAAGCATCGCTGTTTAAGGGCTACCCTAATTTGTGCGTGGAGTTTGACACACAAGACTTTTTAAAAGGCGCACCGCTTGACCAAATGAATTATGCGGTTGCTGGTGTTAATGCTGGAATAATGACGCAGAATGAGGCGCGGGAATACTTGGGCAAAGCGCACATGGATGGCGCGGACACGCTAAAAGAAAGTGGCAAATCTGAACCAATTGCTGGCACAAGTCCACAAGACACTGGCGGTGGCGGTGGCAATCAAACCAATAAAATGAATATTGGAAAATAAAATGACTACCATTTTTCAAAAAGTGGTAGGATATTTGCAAGATTACAAACCTAGAGGAAAGCCGCCTCGCGGCAGACCACCCAAAACAATACAAGACATTGACCGAACAAAAGTCGATGAGGTAATTCATGACAAAAAACTTGATGATGGTATGCGAAGCCAAGCTGGTCATGGAAGCGCAAAGCGCAGACAAAGAACCAACTGGGAAGATTGAAGCCCGTGTTACTACATGGGGTGCAAGAGAAGGCGCAGATGGTCGCAAGTTTAACTATCAGCCTGAAGGCTTTATGGATTGGGCGAAAACATTTAGCGCAGAAGGTAAGCCACTGCCAATGTTTTTAAACCATGCCGCTGACTCAATGCCTGTTGGCGAGTGGACGCAATTTGATTTTGACGATGAAGGCATGACTGCTTCAGGTCGTCTTTACATGAACACCAGTGCTGGTTCTGATTTGTACCAAATTATGAAAGAATCGCCAATGATGTTTGGCGGTGTTTCTGTTGGTGCATACGCTGAGGAATATCAATATGTCAAAGAAGATGGCACACCAATGACTATTGGTAGTGATGACCCTTACAACGATGGATATTTCCAAATCACTAAAGGCGGCTTGCGTGAAGTCAGCGTGGTGATGTATCCAAACAATCCAATGGCAGAAGTACACAAGCTGGAATATTTCCGCGATGATGGCTCTGCTAATTTAAAGAATTTGGAAAAGGCTCTGCGCGAGGCAGGGATTTCCAAAAAAGATGCGGTCACTTCCGCATCTGTCTTCAAGAAGGTTTTGGAACAGCGCGATGTTGTCCAAGTCCCGATTGAAAATGCGCCACAACAGAGTGAGTCCGATGTGGATGTGACCGAAGCTGACATACTCAAAGCACTTGAAATGCGCGAGTTGTCAAAAACCCTAGATAAACGACTGAAAGGTTAATCATGTCCCAAGCAATCATTGAGAAGCTGGACGCTATCGAAGCCAAACAAATCGAAGCGGTATCAGCAGTAGAAGCAAAAATCCCTGAAGCTGTCGAAGCTGTTAAAGCTGAAATGGCAGAAAAGATTTCTGCATTGGAAGCAAAAATCGCTAGTGTGCAAGCACCAGCAATCATCCGCGCCCCACACAAAACTGTGCGTGGTGATGTAAATCGTGCTGTGCGTGAGCAAATCGCTACTTACTACAAAGCTGGTCGCCAAGGCGAAAAAGAATTGAAGATGTTTGAAGATGCTGGTCAGTATGACGCATACCTGCAAGAAGCCTCAGCGTTGACCGCTGGCGGTAACAACCAAGGTGGTCGTACAGGCTATGACCCTGTGTTTGTTGCTCTGCGTTTAGCTAACCCTATGCGTGGCATTTCTCGCACAGTTGCAACAGATGGTTCTTCATATCAATTCCGAGTCAAAACAGGCAATGCTGGTGCGGCTTGGGGATACACCATCCAGAACAACGGCGCAACCACAACTGAAGACACAAGCATTTGGCAATTGGTTTTGCAAGATTTGAATGTGCAATTCCCAATCCGTACAGCCGCGCTGGATGACATTGATGGTTTGGAAGGCAATGTGGTTGATGATATGTTGGCAGAATTCGCACAAAGCGAAGCCCTGTCAATGGTTCAGAATAACGACCAAGCCGCACAATCAGCATCTAACCCTTACGGCGGTACAAACGGCTTGCGTGGTCTTGACCAATACGCTGGTGCTAATGCTACCTACACAGGCGGCACAGCATCAACAGCGGCATTTGGTACAAGCGGCACAGGCTCAACCACAGGCTTGCACAGCTTGGCTACCTATGACCAATTGACTTCAAACGTCAATACTGTTGGCTTGAACAACATTGCTTACAAAGATGTGATTAACTTCATGTATTCTTTGCCACAGCAATATTGGACAGCAGATGCCAAGTTCATGGTTAACCCCATCCTTGCTCAAGCAATCCGTGGTTTGCAAGACACCAATGGTCGCCCAATCTTCAATTCAATGGAATCATTGAACCCAGATGGCATCATCGGTCAAATGCTCGGCTTTGATGTTGTGATTAACAAATACTTGGACAACCCATTCCAAGGCACAACAGGCTCGGCTGGCACTAACAGCTTGTACCCCATGTACTTTGCTGACTGGTCACGCTTCCACACCATTGTTGACCGCTTAAACATGGTGATGCGTAGATACGACCAGACCGCACCGGGCTTTATCACTTTCTACGGCGAGAAACGCTTGGCTACATCTGTGCGTGACCCGAACGCTGGCGTGCGCTATCGTTCGACTGGCACATCAACCTAATAGTTGCCGTTGGGTGGGGGCTAAAAACCTCCACCCTTTTTTTAGCAACCTTTTTTTGGAATGACCATGAGCATCACTGAACGAATCCTGACAGGCATTAAACAAACACTGGAAACAGGCGACCAAATCAAGATTGATTTGCGCGAAGCCTCTGCACTTACAGGTTCGGGCAACAATGTAGGTGGTCGTACTTTATTTGATGACGCATTTGCGGCTTTGCGTTTTGCAAACCCTTTGCGTCAAGTGGCAAGACAAGTCAAGCGCGATGGTCAAAGCGCGGTGCAATTTGTTGCAAAGACAGGTAACGCAACCACGCAAGCTAACCCTTGGGGTTATACATTCACTGCTGACAGCGGAACACCAAACACAAATACAAGCATTTGGCAATTGCCTACTCGCGTGATTACGGCTCAATTGCCTATCCGCAGTGCGGTCTTGTCTGATGTAAATTATTTAGATGAAACATTGGTAGAAGATTTGTTCCAAGAATTTGGAACTCAAGAAGCCAATTCAATGATTATCAATAACGACCAAGCTGGTTCTACTACGACTACCACTGGCGGCGTAGATGGTTTGCGTGGTCTGAATATGTACACGACTGCGGCGGCTTCAGCTTATGGCACAAGCGGCACAGCAATTATTGGAACTTGCCCGGCACAGCATGGATGATGCACCCACAAACCATTCATGATTTGCGAAATTTAGGTAGTGGAACAACAATTAAGCAATTTGCCGAAGTTGGTGATTCTGATGGTGGTTCAGTAGTTTATATTTTTGGATTCCCTGTGATTCCAAACCCATATATGCAAACTGTTGCCAATGGTAACTTTAGCGTTTACTTGGCAAACTGGAGAAACTTTGTAACTATTGCCGATGTGGAAGAAATGAATGTGCAAGCGTTTGAGCAAACCACGCCCGGGTTCATAACCCTGTACGCAGAGAAGCGATTGGCTTCTACTGTGCGCGACCCCTTTGCTGGCATTCGTTTGGTTGGTGTCTAACAATGTCTGTTGACCAACTCGGCTATTTAAACCTTGGTGCGCCAACCCGCAATCCGTTTAACTATGAAAAGTTTGAACAGATTGCGCGGGACAACACAACCGCATGGTTGACGCTTGCCGAGATTCGCCAACAGTTAAATTTATTTGATGACACTAGCCAAGACACATATCTGAGCAGTTTGGAATTGGCGACCCGCCAAGCAATTGAAGACTATTTGGGCATGAGTATTTTTGCCACAAGCTATCGTGTGTACTACAACGCAACAAGTTTGTATGGCACGCCCTTGTCTTTAGATTTGCCTGAAGTTTCACAAAACAATTCCACACCAGCAAGCGGAGTGACCATTACAAATGTTAAGTATTTTAATGATGAAACACCGCCTGTTTTAACAACTGTTTCATCATCGACATACTACTACGACAACTCAGGCAATAAAGTGGTCTTGCAGACGCTTCCAAGCGATTTAAACAGCAACATGACCAGCCCAGTGTCTTGTGAGTATGTCAGCCCTGTAAACCCTATTGCGCTGTACCCAGTAGTTAAGCAAGCTGGCTTGCTGTTGTTGACGCATCTATATAACCATCGCAGTGACACAACCGATGGCAATTCCAAGCCTATTCCGTTTGGGGTCGCTACCCTTTTACGCCCATATAAACCGTTGGTGATGTAAATGGTAGCGCGGTATGAAAACATCGCAGTAAAAACATTGTCATTTTCCAAAAGTGATTTTGGAGAACAAAGCACAACGCAAACCCTGTGGTTTCAAACTCGCGCAACTATTGCTGATGTGTCAAACAATGTTCGCATTTCGGACAAATACAGGGTTTATACAGACATTGTGCAAATGACTGTTAACTACACGCCAAACATAAAATTGATTGTTGACAATCAAAACGCATATTCAATAACTTGGCGCGGGTACGATTGGCGCATTGACAATGTGCGCGAAACAAATGACCGACAGTTTGCCCAAATGACCTGTGTGCGTAATGACCCTGTGGTGGCTGTCTAATGGCTACACAACAGAATCCCGTCCAGTACGCCAAGGCGATTCAATTCCAATTGCAAAGCATAGTCACACCTGTGCCTGTGTACGCAACCTTTAACCGCAACTTTGCTATCGAACCAAAGTTCATAACATGGATGTTAAGAAATGTTCACCAAGAAGTTTTTACTGGACAAACTCAATCAAATAAAAGCATTGACCGCCCAGTTTTTCAAATCAGTATTTTCACGCAAGTCATAGAAGATGGTTTCACAATTTCCAATCAAATACTACAATCCTTGCATGGATACAGTGGTTTGTTTGGAGGCGTGACTAATGGGTTTTGGATTGCCAAAGCTGATGTGCAATGGTTGTACAACAGCTATGACAATGAAGACAAATTGGGGCAAGTCTTCTTAGACTGCACTTTGGATATTCCAACATAAGACAAGTTCAGCAACGAATCGGAAGGAAACGAAATGCCTTTACCAACGAAAGTCTTACCGGGCTTTGTCGCATCGCTGTATGTTCAGCCAAGCGCGACACCCACACCATTGACCACCGCACAACTATCGTTGATTGCAAGCGTTTCTCCGCTTACTATCAGCGGCAATTTGTTGCAAGTGGAAGCAGTACCCGCATTCGGTCAGGACGATGCCGTTGCTAGTTTCATGGTTGCTGGCTCGCGTCAATCGGACAAAATCCCGACACAAAGCGCACCCACTAGCATGACGATTACTGTGGCTTGGAATCCAAGCGATTCAGTATTGTTGCTGGTGCGTGGTGATGCCTACTCAGGGCTTGTAGACCGCACATATATTGTTCAGGCTACCGATGGCACAGGAACAATTAATTACGCCTTTAATGCTCGCGTAGGGCAGTTCCAGATTGATGCACAGCCGGGCGCAGAAGCGAAAGCAATTTTTACTCTGCACCCTCGCGGCAATCAGTATGGTTGGACAAACACGGCTTAATCAGGAGAAACAAAAATGGCATTACCCTCAAAAGTCCTACCCGGCTTTGTTGCATCGTTTTGGATGCAGACATCAGCCGCACCGTTCAGCACAGCAAACTTGGGTGTTTGGACAGCTTCAGTTGCAACCATTGTCGGCACAAGTGCTGGCGGTACAGGCGCATCAGGCACAGCATTAGCTACCATTGAATCAGTCCCAGCGTTTGGTCAAGATGACGCAGTGGCAAGTTTCATGGTTGCTGGTTCACGCCAAAGCGACAAAATTCCAACGCAATCCGCACCGACTTCCATGACCATCACAGCGGCATGGAATCCGTCTGATGCTGGTTTGCTGTTGATTCGTGCTGACGCATATTCAGGTCTTGTTGACCGCACTTATGTCGTGGCGGCTTACGATGGAACGAATACTGTGGCTTATGCTTTTAATGGTCGTGTGGGTCAGTTCCAAATTGATGCACAACCCGGTGCTGAAGCCAAGTGTGTATTTACCATCCATCCTCGCGGCAATCAGTACGGCTGGAGTAATTCCTAATGAAAGTCGCTGACGCTGTTGAAGTGTTGGCGACCACCCACCAATCCCTTGACGCAGTGGCGCGGGGGTTGGAGGTGAAAGCCAATGAGGTTGCTACGGCACTTGCCAAAGCAAAGCCTGACACAGTGGAGTTTGTTTGTTTAACAATACTTGCACGATACAACCCAGTTGCCGCAACAATTGAACCAGAAGAATAAACATGACAGACACGACAATACAAAACACGGCAGACTTATTAGGTTTCTTGGTTCAGCAATCTGAAACTCGCAAAGATTGGTTTGGCTTTACGCAACAGAAGATGACAGCCGTTAGTCTCGCGCATGAGATTGCGGCTCGCCATGCTGACACAATGACACCTGAGCAAGTGGTGGAGTACGCCAAAGAATTAAACGAATTGCTTTTCCATCGCTTGATAAAGCCCGGTGCATGGAGAATTTGAAATGGCAAGAATTGGATTCAAACTTGAGGGTTTTGATAGCCTTTTAAAAAATTTTGATGACATTGCAAAAGAAATTGGTGATAAAAAAGCTAATAGCAAAATACTTATACCAGCCGTGCGTGAAGCAATGCAACCAACATTAGCTAAAGCAAGATTACTTGCGCCCATAGATACAGGCGCATTAACGGCACACTTACAAGTAGAAGCAAGGCGACCAAATAGAAAAGATAAACGTTCTAAATATATTTTTAATGGCGACAATGTAATTGCATTGGTCACCACAAAAGCATTTCCTAAAAAACTAAAAA